ATAGAAAGTTTAAAATCAGAAGTAGATACTATTATTGTTATTCCTAATGATAATCTATTAAAGATGTTAGATCCTGATATATCTATGAAGGATGCTTTTCAAGAAGTTGATTTGATTTTATTAAAAGGTATTGCTGCTATTACAGATTTAATTACTACCCCTGGAATTATTAACGTAGACTTTGCAGATGTTAAAAAGATTATTAAAGATGCTGGTACAGCGTTTATGGGGATAGGTGTAGGAGAAGGCAAGGATAGGGCTGCAGAAGCCGCAGAACAGGCCACAACAAGCCCAATCTTGAGTACTAGTCTAAAGGGTGCTAAGGGAGTTCTTCTTTCAATTGCTTCATCATCTAGTATAACTATGGGAGAAGTAAACTATATTGCAACAGCAGTATCAGAAGATGCTCACGAAGATGCTAACATAATTTTTGGTACAGTAGTAGATGAAAGTTTAGATGATCAAATCCGTGTAACAGTGATAGCAACAGGGTTTGATAATGAATGATATTCAATGGACCTTTGGAATAATAACAACATATCAAGATAAAGATAGACTATTACATATTATAAAAAGTATTCGTGATTTAAATGTACCAGAGTATGAAATATTATTCGTTGGTGGTGGAGATAGCGAAGGTATAACTGGTCCAGATATTCGTAAAGTAGATTTTGATGAGAATCAAAAACCAATGTGGATTACTAAAAAGAAAAATATACTAGCACAAGAATCTAAGTATGACAATATAGTTATTATGCATGACTACCATGTGTTTGATATTAATTGGTATCAAAGTTTTAAAGAGTTTGGAACAGATTGGAGTATTTGTTCTTGTCCTCAATATTTAATTACAGGTAATAGAAATCCAATGGATTGGTCTTTGTGGGATAAGCCAGGTCATGGTAGAGCATGGTCATTAAACTATGACGATTGGTCTCAAACTCAATACATGTATATTTCTGGCGGATTTTTTATTGTTAAGAAGCATGTTATGCTAGAAGAACCTTTAGATGAGTCTCGTGGTTGGAATGAGGAAGAAGACGTGGAATGGTCGATGAGAGTTCGTAATAAGTATGTAATGAAATGTAATGGAAAGGCAATTGTTAGACATAACAAATGGCACAGACATGCAGGGCCTAATCCAAATGGATAATAAGTTAGTTATATTTGATCTTGACGGAGTATTAATTGATTCAAGAGATGTTCATTACGATGCTTTAAATAATGCATTAATAAAAATTAATCCTAAGTTTTTTATAACTAGAGAAGAACATCTATCAAAGTATGATGGTCTTGGAACTACCATGAAACTTAAAATGCTTACAGAATTAAAAGGTTTACCAGTTGAATATCATGATCAAGTGTGGAAACAAAAACAAAAAGAAACTATAGATATTTTACAAGGCTTATCAGAAAATAAAACAGCAATATATATTATGAAGAAACTTAAAAAGGAAGGATGGAAAATTGCGGTAGCAAGTAATTCTATTAGAGAAACTATCATAACAGCATTAAATGCTATTGGTGTAATAGGATATGTAGAATATATTGTTAGCAATGAAGATGTTAAACATCATAAACCATACCCTGAAATGTATTGGAAATGTATGACTGCACTTAACGCCTTGCCTCAAAACACAGTTATTGTGGAAGATTCACATATTGGTAGACAGGGTGCTATAGCCTCTGGAGGGAATCTATACGGCATTAAAGACGCAGATGACTTAGATAAGGATAAATTCTTTGATATGATAGATAGATTCGAAATGAAGGGAAAAGGTCAAGTGCCTTGGAAGAATGAAAAGATGAACGTATTAATACCAATGGCTGGTGCTGGATCAAGATTTGCACAAGCAGGATACACATTCCCTAAACCTTTGATTGAAGTAAAAGGTAAACCTATGATTCAAACGGTAGTGGATAATTTAAATATAGATGCTCATTATGTATTTATAGTTCAAGAAGAACATTATGAAAAATATAATTTAAAACAAGTTTTAGGTTTAATAAAGCCAGGCTGCGATATTGTAACTATTAATGGAATAACTGAGGGTGCTGCAGTAACAACTCTGTTAGCAAAACAATATATAAATAATGAAGAACCGTTATTGATTGCTAACTCAGATCAGATAGTTGAATGGAATAGTAATGAATGTTTGTATGCATTTGGTGCAGATGAAATTGATGGTGGCATCTTGACCTTTAAAGCAACTCATCCTAAATGGTCTTATGCTAAGATTGGTGATAACGGTTTTGTTTCAGAGGTAGCAGAAAAGAATCCTATATCAGATAATGCAACAGTAGGAATTTATTATTGGAAGCATGGATCAGATTATGTAAAGTATGCTGAAGATATGATACAAAAAGATATAAGAACTAATAATGAATTTTACGTTTGTCCTGTTTTCAATCAAGCAATTGAAGATGGTAAAAAGATAAGGGTAAAAGAAATAGAAAAAATGTGGGGTATAGGAACCCCAGAAGATTTAAACTACTACTTGGAGAATAACTAATGAATAGAAATAAGCAAGATTACCTAAATATGCAAAATAAATATTATGATCAATATGCTGCAATATGGAGTCTACAATTTAGAGACCCAGTAGTTGGATCATACGATGGACACAATAATTGGTCAGACTACGATACCTATTTGTTTAAAGACTTTGATACTCAAGGCATGATAGCATTAGACTATGGCTGTGGGCCAGGTAGAAACATTGTAAAGTTTAATGATAGATTTGAAAGAATTGATGGGGTAGATATATCAGATATCAATTTAGAAAAAGCAAAGATAAACTTAGAGTATAATAATATTCCTATTCCTAATCTATATCATACATCTGGAGATAATCTATCCATGATAGAAGATAATGTGTACGATGTTATGTTTGCAGTTATTTGCTTTCAACATATCTGTGTGCATGAAATTAGATTTAATATATTAAAAGAAGCCTATAGAGTATTAAAGCCAGGTGGAAAACTTTGTTTCCAAATGGGATACGGTGGAAAAGAAAACATTCCTACAGCAAAATATTATGATAATGTTTATGAAGCAGCAAGTACAAATGGTCATGCTGATGTTAGCATTACAGACGAAGAAGAACTAAAAGATGATTTATTAAATAAGATTGGTTTTAAAAATTATAAATCAGATCTTAGACAAACAGGGCCTGGCGATAATCATCGTCAATGGATTTGGGTTCAAGTTGAAAAATGATCTACATAGCACATCGTGGTAATCTTAATGGTCCAATACCAGAACAAGAAAATAATCCAGAGTATATAGATTATGCACTTTATCATGGATTTGATGTAGAGGTAGATCTAAGAGTGGCTAACGGAGTTTATTATCTAGGACATGATAAATCACAATATAAAATAAGTTTATCTTGGTTAGAGGATAGGCAGCATAAACTTTGGATACATTGTAAAAATACAGATGCCTTGTCTGCTTGTATGGATAACTTTCTTCATTGTTTTTTTCACAATACAGATGACTACACAATAACAAGCAATAGTTATGTTTGGGCTTATCCTGGTAAACTAAAAGCCTCTAACTCTTGTATTTTAGTTATGCCAGAAATGCAACATGGTACAAAATTTATTAAAGGGTATGGTTATGCTGGAATATGTTCAGACTATATTGAAAAGATAAAGGGTAGAAAAAATGTTAAAGCCAATTGATTATAATAAACATTTTGTAATAGGAACACCATTAGTAGGATGGAAATGTGATAAAGGTGAAGACTTGGAGTGGTTAAGTAATAGATTAAGTATTATTGAAAGGTTTCCTAATGTAAAATTTTTTGCATCATTTGAATTAGATCATAGAGGATTAGATCCTTTTGTTAATGTTATTAATGCTTTAAGAGAAGTTGATGGAGATTATTGGACATATTCTATAAACGATATGCAAACAAAAGTTACTTCTCAAAATAGGTGGATAAGAATTGAAACTGGTCGTAATCTAATTAGAGAGTTTGCACAAAGATTTAGAGTTACTAGTGGACATCACTGGGGAGAAGATTGTACAGAACAAAATATCGGGGTAGTAAATTATGAAGCAATACTATATGTAGACTCAGATATATCATTAAATGCTGACATTGTTGAAAAACTATTAGAAGTAGATAGGCCTTTAGTTGGAGTAAATGTTCCAGAATATGGGCTAAGTGGAAAGAGTGTAAGCACAGATCCACCAATACAGGAGCATTGGACAACTGCTGGTATGCTTTTAGTAAACGCTCCAGCATTTTATGATCTACCTTGGTCTCATAATTCTTATTTAAACTTAAGTGATGATCCAACATTTCAATCTATGGCTGAAAGATTATTAAGAAGGGAAGGTGTTCACAATCTAGATACACCATATGGTATGACTTGGGTTAGAAAAGATATTGCTGCTCACCACAAAGGTCAGTTAACCCCAGTAGAAGATAGACAAATTCAAGATAGACTGGTATAATATTATAGTTACCCTGCCAACTGGGGGGTAATAATACTCGCT